GCGGATGATGCCGGGCACGGCGGCAAAAGGCCCCGTGTAGCGCCTGCCGCAATAGGCGTCTATCTCGCTGTCGGCATCGGCAATCGCCCTCTCCACCACCGCGGAAGCATCCGCTGATCCTGTCCCTGCATCGTCGGCCAACTGGGCCAGGATTTCGCTGTCGAGCTGCTCCAGGATGTCACTCTGCGTGCAGTAAGGCATGGGTTAAGCTTTGCCTCTGTTTGCACGGCCAAGGGGTTTCCCGGGCGGGAGTTCGGTTACCGCTTTCTCTGCGATTTCGACGATTAGCCTGGGCTCGGCCGCCAGGGCGGCAAGCTGTGCTGCCGTGAATTTCCTGTCCGGATACGCGGTCCAATCGGCCGGATGAGCCATTCCTGCCCGCCTGAATCCTGCCTGTTTGCTTTTGATTCTGATCATTCACATCCTCCTTCAGGGGGCGGACCCGGAATCAGGCCCGCCCGAATCTGTAACTGTAAGAGGCGTCCCGCTATGCGAGCCAGGGCACGACCACGAGCTTCGCTGTGTTGTACCAGACGTTGCTTGCGCCAGTCGCGTCGAACTGGGCCTCCACCACGGCCCTGCCGGTGGACTCCAATGTCGGCGGCACGACAAGGTGCGTGGGCATGATCCCCAGTGGGGTGTTGCCGTCTCCATCATCGCGTTTAAAGCTCATCATGGCCGCCCGTGCCGCGGCATAGTTTGCCGCATTAAGGGTATCCTCGCTTGCGTAGGCAAGCTGCCAGAGGCCGTAGCCCACGTTTTTCCTGTCATCCACCCCGTAGCGGAATTTTTTGCGCATGAAGGCGTTTTCGTCTTCGGGCCTGTCCATCGCTACGAACTGCGGCCGCTTTCTGATCTGGAGGATGATGGGTTTTATGGGCCTTGAAAGGTCCAAGAGATACCACGGGGTGCCGGATCCCCCGCCGAAATTACTGACTGACGCCCCGTTTACCGGATGGTCCGTATCAAAGAAATACTGGTTGTCAAAACAAGGGGTTGCAAACCCTGCCTTGAGCAGCGCAAAGACCAGGGTATCCGGGTGCACCTTTGCGGCCTGTGCAAGGCCCTGGATCATGGGCGTATAAACGCCTATCTGGTCATCATCTATATCGTTTCTGTCCACCTCCACTGTTGATTCGTAGTCTTTGTTGACGATCTCGTACTTGAAGGCCCCGAGGTCCTTGATCACCCTGTCTCCCACCCACTCCCTCATCATGGGGAAGTCGCCCAGCCACTTGTAGTCCACGCTGCGGCCGGTAGAGGGCGCCTCCATCGCCACCAACGGCCACTGACTGGGCGCTGCGTCAAAGGCCTGATTGAAGATGGTGTTGAAGGACTTGTAGATGCCGGTAAGATTTGCTTGATTGATTATCATGTTGACCTCCTGTTTTTAATCCATATTTATTGCGGTTGTTTGCAGCTTACTTGTTACGGCTTGATGTCCACCCAAGCATGCGTGGAATCAATAAGTTCCACGATCTTCCCGGCAACGATGTCGTTGGTGGTGGTAGCCGCCAGAGCGACTGTCTGGTCATCTACGATGCAGGCATCCGCCCCCACCGCGGCCTGTGTGATTGCAGCGGAGAAGGTCATCTTGAAAATCCCCTGCCGTCTCACAATGACATTTACAGCCGCGTCCGCGCCTGCACTGTTGTCGGCCTTCTCGCGGGCTATCCCCGCCATCTTAAGCCCCAAGGTATCCGATCCCGGGACCGCGTATCCGTCCGCGTTCAGGCAAACGATCGCTCCCGCATAGATCACGTCCCCGTCATCCACCGGAAGCGATATCTCCACGCCTTCCCTGTATTCGGTTTTCTTGTCATCGGTTAATGCCGCCATAGCTATCTCCTTCCCATGCGCTTAAATCCGCGCCTGATTGTTGTATTTTTTGAATGTTTCTTCCGACACGCCGCACATCTCGTTTATCGCGCGCTGGGTTTCATCTATGCCTGCCAACCCGCCGTCCTTTGCCGCCACGCGGATACCCTCCACCGGGATCACACTCCCGAAGGGCCTTGAGAGCACTATGAGCCTGAACTGCTCCGGGTTTTCCAGTGCGAGCTTTTTGCCCCACTTGTCCAGCTCCTCGGGAGAGGTTTTCCCTTCCTTGAGGGCGAGGGTGATGAGATCCTCCTGATCCTTGTGCGCCAGCCTCGTCTTGAGCGCGGCCACCTCGTGGGACAGGGTGATTGCCACTTCATTCGGAGCCTTGAGAGATGCAACCATGCGGAGCACCTCCTCTTTCCCTGCGTCCTCCTTTGCGCCGATGGCTGTAAGCACTTCCTTACAGGCAATCGGCGGGGGGTCGGGGTTCTTGAGCTTTGCCACTATCGCCTCCACAGCCTCCGTCACCTTTTCCTCTGCGGCATCGGCCGCAAGCCCTAAAAGTTTTTTGAGTTTGTCCATTTGCTCTTCCTCCCTTGTTGATGTTTGCGCCAAATCCATCTTTGCCACGATGGGTGGCAGATGGTTGGTCTTGGGTTGGTTTGTTAGTGCTACGTTAATGAGCTTGACGATCATATTGTCAGCCGCCCTTACCATGAATACAGGCGAAAAATACCGGTATTCCCTGGCCTTTAGGTGTTCCTTCGCCTTTTGAGTCCATTCGACCACGGCGCGGAGACCCTCTCCTGCCGACCAGACGAGCCCCTTGATCCAGCCCGCCGCGGGCGCTACTCCGTCAGACAGGCTCTGGTGCTCATAGTCAATCACCATGTCGTTTCCGCGGCGCTCAAAATCCTTTATGATCTGTCGGCCCGCGGTCTCGGTTAGGTAGGCGTCCCCGATCCCCTCCAGTGTGACCGTGCCCTCTGGGAATAACAGAAACTCCGGGGGCGGCTCTTCTCCCGCTTTGGCCATGACCTCTTTGAATGATGCCCAAAGTCTATTCTTCATCGCTCCTCCTTTGTCCTCTCAAGACCGCGCCTATCAGGCACGCACAATATGGCCAAGAATTGCGGCATTTATCTCCGGCCAGTCCTCATCCTGCACCATGAGGAAGGGCCTTGCCGGGATGTCGCCCCAGGGAAGTATCTGCTTTCTTGTGTGGGCCTTGACCGTTACCTCTTTTCCTGCAACCTTTCTCAGGTGCTCCCGCACGGAGGCTGTCACCACCCCGAAACTCCCCTTTTTGGCCCCGAACTGATGCACTGCCGCATATTCCACGTTGGTGCCGACCGCCACGGAGCGCTCCGTGGCCCTCACGGTAAAGGAACGTCTGAGCCTGGCGGTGTCGCTGAGGGTCTCGCCTCCGGAAAGCCTCGCCCTTATGGATGGTTTCCACGCCGGTCTTCCTCGGGCCGCGAAATTGCGCTCTACGGAGGTCCTCACTATCTCCCCTATATCCTGCATGGCAGGCTTGAGATTTGAGATCTGCTGTACGAGGCCCCCCAGGAGGCGAACGGTCTCCGTATCCTCTGCGCTTAGCTTGATATGCACTTGACTTCACCGTTTCCTTTTGCTATCATATTTACGCAAGGCGCCCAGGTTAGGGGGGCTCACCCCACCGTACTGCCTGGGTGGGCAGCCTGGTGAGCAAGGCTGTCTGTCACCCTCTGCCATAGAGCAGTAGCCCCCGCCGCTGAGCGGCCACATATTCCAATGAAAACTCCCCCTTGCGTTTGGACAAAAACGCGGTAACCCCTTGAAATACGCCGTCCGCAACCTCAAAGACCGCAAGCCCCCCGATCCTGCGCCTGTCCTGCGTCTTCCAGGCACTGATATAACGTCTTGCAAGCCTGACTCTGCCGTTTTGATCCTTCTGCGGGCACAGCCATATCTCATACGGGTGGGTGATCATCCCTTGGAGCAGGGGGATGCTTTCGCCGTGACCGCCTTTAGCAAATTTCCAGCTCTCCTGCCCAGGACGCTTGTCATCCACATATGCCCGGAGCGACACAAGACACGGCTCCCCCAGGACATCCTCCACAAGCGTCTCCTCCCCGTAGCGCCTGATGAACTCTTTCTTGTAAAACTCATCCTCCCGCCCCGCCGGCAGAAGCATGGACTCATCCAGGTCGGGAACCTCGGAGGGCCTTACATCCGAAAGGGCCTTCCGTTTATAAGCGTCAGGGCCCTTCAGACCCGGGAGCGGCTCCCACCTGCCTGGCTTGAGCGCCGCCTCAACTATTCCCCCCCACTGGCTTTTCCCAGGGTTTATCATCCACCCCGAATCAGGCATGAGGGGGCGGGCAGGCAGGGAACCGCCCGTCTTGGGGTCGGGAGTCTCCACAAGGTCCCCTGTGGGGTCGTGCATTTCAACGGTAAGTCCGCGCCGCCTGACCTCGCCGGCTGAAAGGCTCACCACCCCGCAGCGGCAGTTGAAGCCGTTGGGTGGATACCAGGTATCCCAGAAGGGATGATCCGCCGGGAATATCTTGCCGTTCAGCGCCGCGTGGGCGGGCCTGGTCCTTGAGTCGTTGACCGCGCTGTACTGCCAATAGGGCCTTGTCCGGGCCGTTTCCATCATCTCCCTGTAGCGGCCTACGCTGTAGGCGGTCTGGATGTTTGTCCGGAATATCGTCTCGCTCCTCCACCTGCCCCAGCCGCGCCTTTCAAAAATCGCGGCGCACTCTTTTCTGAAATCCGCGAAGGTTGTCCCCCGGTCAATGGCCGCCCCTAGTGCCTCGAACACAGTTGAAAGCTCCTTGCCCTTTGCTTCTCCCGAAATCGCAAAGGCCTTCACCCTTGCCTCCTGCGAAAGCCTCCTGAACTCCCCCGGAGAGAGTTTAACCTTCGAGGCCCAGAACTCCTGGGCCGCTTGCATGGAAAGAGGGGAAAGCTCTATCATGAGGTCTCCTCCCTTACGGCCCATTTGCCGAAGATGTTGGCATTGAGTATCGCGGCTTCGAGGGAGGCCGAGACATCGTCCATCTTAAGACCTGGATAGCACTCAAGTATCCGCTGCATGGCCTCCTCATAGCTTGACGAGGCACGGACGGCCTCGACTATCAAGGCCTCGTTCACTGTGAAGACAGAGGCCGCCGAAAGCGCGGATCTCCGTATAAGTCCTTCTATCGCCTCCTGTTCAGGGGTGAATGCGGGGGGCCGATTGACTGCGGCGATGAGCCTGCTTTCAACCTGCCTCGCCTGAGGCGGGGGCCCTCCCTGAGGGTCTTCGACCGGGCTAACCGGTGTTTCTCCCTTCTTTGGCAGGGGTATTTTGAACCTCTCGCTTATATGTTCCACCGAGGGTCTGAAACCTATTGATACCGCGCCCTTATAAACCTCCATCAGGGTCTTCAAATCCTCAGGCTCCTCGTGGAAAAACTTAAACCAGGGGAGAGGCTTGTCCCATCCGAAGTTGTATCCAACAAGAGGACGGATTATCTGGTGTCGGATAGTCCCTGCAAGGGCCTCGGCGTCCGACTTGAGGAGGTCGTGGCGCACCTCATTTTGCGCCTCTTCGTTGCCTAATTTCCCGGGAGTGCCCTCGGTTGTGGCGGTCTGGCCGAGGATGGCTTTGCTCATCTGACGGTCGCAGAAGAGGGCGAGTGTTTCATGGATATTGTTGGCGCCGGTATTCTTGGCCGATTCTATGAACTCTATCTCGGTTGATTTGCTGATGATCCCTGCGGCATCCGAGCCCAGGGACTGCACGGCCGCGAGAAGGGCGTCCTTGGTTGCCTGATCGGCGCCTGCCTCGTATTTTCCCAGGCGGAGCGGCATGCCAAATACC